TCTCTGTCAGGTGCATGGGCATTAGTACGTGCACAGGTAACTGCACTAAAGACAACACAACAAGAGATAAAAGATTATGTGGATGAATTAAATAGAGAACAGGATGTAGTAGAAAATAATGTAGCTGTTTTACGTAGTCAAATTAGCGTACTTTCTAATATTCTTAGTCCTGATAACTTAGCTAAAGAATATAAACGTAAGGGAATGGTACATGCTCAAATAACTAAGCTTCAAGAAGAAGTAAAATCTATACAGCACATGCATAATGGGAAGCACCCTAGCATACCAAAGGAGAAAGACTATACAGAAAAAGAAGATTGATCTGATTGTTTTATTTTTCTACTCAAAAACGTCACCTTACAGGCCAATGCCTCCATAAGCCTCTAGGAAGACCACACAGAAGAAGTAGTATATTTTGGGGTATGAGTAGCCAAGCCTATCTCTAACCCTACTCACGGGTCTTTATATGGCTTCGTTTTCTTCTTGTTCCTCTTCAAACCACTTACATTGGAGGAAAATCTTAGATGATCTTTCTTCTCCTAGTATTTCTAAACTTCTAACTATCTCACCTTCTAATTCTGCTATTGACTTAGGAACTTCGTCATCTTTAGCGGTTCTAATCTTAGACAAAACTTCCAAAGCTTTAATTGCGCTGTTAGTATGACCATTATTTTTAGCATACGTATATTGATTTTCAATCTCTGCTACTACATCAATATTAGTTTCAATTTCTTTTTCTAATTCTTCTATACGTTCCTGTATATCAGGACGCTGGACCAACCTATGTCCTTGCGTGTGTGCAGATACATCAGAGTAGCCAGCGATCTTAGCTGACTCAGTAGCATTCCTATACAGGACATATGCTTGGCAAAACTTTTCTTGTTTAAGATTTAATTCTTTAGCCACAGAATTTTTCCCATGTAAGATTATGGCTTAGTACTTGTCTAGCAGTTTCGTTGGAGAGAGAGTCAGCATCACTGATTAGAATTGGAAATGACCAACTACAGAATGCCGCCTCTCCTCCAACGCTTCCGCAACTGCTTAGATACATCAGCATCAGAAAGCATGTCAACTTTTTTTTCAATTTTATTTCTTTCCTTTGCATTATCTACTGCAGTTTCTAGTTCTTTCTTCTCTGCATTATCCTTACCTGCTTTAAAGGCAAACAATAAGGGTAGTATCTTACCTAAGAAACCAATGACAGAAGAAACTAAAGACAACATTATTTTACTTTCTCAGTCTTACCTTTAACGACAGGTACTTCTTCTGCTACTACTTCTTTCTTACCTGTTTCTTTTGCTTTACCTACTGTAAGACTCAGTAGTTCTACTACCTTATAAACTTTTCCTAGAGCAGAATCAGGATCAGGAGTAGGTGTACCTGCAATAAAGATACTAGCAATAGCAATAATACCTGTAATAGTAGAGACAATAATATCTATATTACTTGTTAGAATTTCTATCATAATCAATTCCTTTCTTTAAGAGTTAAATGTATTATCATAGTAAGTTTTATTACCGTGTCGTGATGTTAGATATACTTGGTTAGCTAGTGTATCATGCTTGGAATAAAACTCTACACCCATATCTATCTGAGGTGCATCAAACAACTGTTCACAATCTTGTGCCATTGCTAACAATTCTCCTGTAGTCCAAAATTTTTGTTCTTCTTCAGATACTTCAGGAACAGAACAATCAAAACCAAAAAGATGGAAGTTTCTAAATCCAAAGATATGGAACATACCAATCGCTCGCATTGCTGCACAAGTACCACCAGTAACAAAGGTTACGTCATCACTTATCTGTATCTGTTCATCTTCAGGATAGTCCGCTTTGTTAGTCACTCTATTTTTAATAGCTTCAGAGTAAGCATGCCACCCGTATACGTTAGAGGTTCGTTCTAAAATATATTTAGTAACAGAAGGTTCTGTCATAGATGCTACAAAGAATTTAGTTGAAGGATCAATAGTTTCAAACAAACTTTTACGAACTATACCGTGAGTACTCTCACCCTCAATAGTACGAGGGTCAAGTATAACACAACCCCAAGGCTTTATGCCAGCCTCTAATAGTTTAGGATAGCTATGCTTTACGCATACTATTTTACCATTTGTTTCTTCTTGTAGTGCTTTCAGCTTATCAAAGTCAATGGACGATCCACCAGAGACAATGATAGCAGCTTCTGAATGAGGGTAGTATTGTTGTACACTATCCCAACTTTCTATAAGATTTAGATTAGCATTAATGTTCTCAACAATATCATCTTTAGGCACACAGTCTTTAGGGTGTACAATAATAGGGATACGTCTTAGTTCAATAGGAATGTCCGGTAAGTCTGCATTGTTAAGCAGTACAGCGAGGTGGACAAGACCACCACCAGATACTTTATCTTGAGATGGTAGGACATGCATACGCTTACCTTCCATCTCGTCACGGATAAGCTTATTAACTCCTACCTTTTCTTGAGATACTGTATGTCCATTCTCATCCTTGGAATAGAAGTCATCAAAGACAATGACAGGTATATGCTTTAGATTATCGTAGTCACTTTTGATTGTGTCTTCACTATGACCACCATCAATAAAAGCAAAAGGAACTTTCTTTAATTCTTTCTTAGCTTTCTTCAGTGTATCACGGGAGTTACCCTTATGTAGTTTAAAGGTAAATGTTTTACCCTTCTCCTTCATCTTCTCTTCAAACTCAGTGAGACGATCAAAGACTGCCTTGTAAGTATTGTGTTGTTTAATATTTAGTTCAAGCTTATCTGTTTCTTGGGTAGCTTCTTCAAACAAATCAAAACCAATGTAGTGGAAGTCATCTCTCTTTTCAAAAGAAGCAAGCGCCATTTCAATTGCCCTGCCACCATTCCATGTACCAATCTCTACAATCTGATCAGGTTCATAAGCACGTACCATAGTAGCAAGCTGACCGTAACGAGGTAGCACTACGTCCTGTGAAAAGCCTTGCTCAGACATGACTTCGTTCTTACGATTACCTTTATAGTGCATCATAAATTCATTGAGGTTAGACTGTTCAAAGACAGCTAGTCCTTTAGCTTCTGGTGTAAGGTTATGTACCTTCATACCATGTGCTGCATAGATATTAATGAACCTAGTCATAATGAACGCATCAGTCCATTCACGATATGCTATTACTTCTCCAATATCATAGCATCCTCGAATGTCTGCAAGAAAGTAGTGAGGCATTTGATAGTCAAGATTAAAACCAATGAAGCCTGTCTCACTAAAGTCAATATCTTTTCTACCTAGATGTACTAACTCTGAGTCTTTAGGAAAGGCTTTAAAGAGAGTATCCTCATTAAGTTTGTTATGAGTAATAACATCTGCATCCATCCAGATTAACCAACCACCCTTAACTTCTTCTTCAGAAATCTCCATGAAGTAATCAGTCAAAGCATAGACTTTATGACACCACTTCAGTGCATCCATACGCCAGTTATATTCCATCTGACCATTCTCTGTACCATCATGGTGCTTCATACGCTCCAAATAATTAGTACGATCTTCAACTAAATCTAAGTCACGGTATTCAATAAGAGGTGACTTAGGAAACTCTGCAATCTGTTCTTCACTACATGAATCATAGTAAGCTACTAGTTTTAAATCTTCTTCCCAATGTTCTACTACTGACTCAACACTAAACGATGTTACAAAATTAGTCATATTGTTCATTCTCCCGGTACATATCTAGGATTAGCTAGTAGTGTACTCATTTCCTTATATAGTTCGTTCCACTCTTTTGCATAGTGATTATCTATTTCTCTCTTACCTTCCCAGTTCCTGAACATTGGTCCACCTGTTGTAAAGTGTACACACTTAGGATCAAGGTCTTCATGCGAATGACCATCAAGCCAGTTCCATTCTTCAGTTATCTGACCTATTGATTCTGCCCAATGCATACCATGTAACCAACCTCCGCTACTAGTGTTCACATCAGATACAGTTAGTTCATTTAATTCTGGATTGCCACAGTTAAATAACATAAAGCTTGACCAGTTCTTTCTAAAGTAAGTCTGCTGTAATTTATTATCCATTTTATATTTGTCATTAGGTTGGTACGTATGATGTACACAAGCTACAGAAAAATCTCTATAAGCGAAGAGGTTAAATAGTTTATTTATATCATCTCTCATATACATATCACAGTCCATAAATAAGGCATGTCCTTGATGTACATTTAGAAAGGGTACAAGAAAACGTGTGAAACTAAACTCAGTAGAAAAAGGTTTTTCATCAAATGAATCTACCTGCTGACCGTCTTTAATTATCATAGTTCTCCAGTACAAACCTGTACGCCTAACACTATCCTGCTTTAGTCTAACAATGTTAACAGGAGAAGAGGCATGTTTATTTATACTGTACTCAAGAACGTCACAGTAAACTTTTTCTTTAGGATCATAACCTATATATACAGTAGGTATACTACTCATCTTAGTTTCTTATCCTTATAAAAAGGGATGCATCTTACTTTGATGCACCCCTAGTGTTATAATTATTTTATCTCAATTACTTTAGGTTTTTCTTCTTCTGGTACAACCTCTTCAAATGTTATAGTAAGAAGACCATCCTTTAGATCAGCATCTCTTACTTCCATTGTATCAGATAGTGAGAATGATTTACGAAACTTACGTGCAGCAATACCTGTTACTATGAAGTCTTCTCTATCATTTTCTTCTCTATCTCCTTTGATAGTAAGTAAATTATCTTTCACCTCAATATTTATATTTTCTTTAGAATATCCTGCGACAGCTAGAGTAAGTTTATACATCGTATCCTTTTTCTCTATGTCATGCGGAGGAAAAGAACCAAGGTTGCTTGGTAGCCGTTTGAACATATCGTCCATAGCAAACCCTAACATATAGTCTTGGATTGTCTTAGCGTTTCTATTTAGATAGGCTATATAATCTCCTTTAGTTTCTAAATTCATTATAGTCTCCTTTGTTAAGCGAGTTAATTAGGTACACCACATTGGTCGTACCGTGTACATCCTACTACACTATAAAATAGTTGTCAAGAAAAAAATTAAGTAAACTTTTCCCCTCTAAACCAACAGACTAGAGAAGATCGTTCACCTTCTTTTACCTTGGTTACTCTATGAAACATAAAGGAAGGAAAGATAGCAATGCTACCTGCCTTCCTCATGTCCTTGAGAGTAGAGAATTTTTTACTGGCTTGAGGATGTACCCAATCCTGTACTTGAAAGTCTCCTCCTTTAAAAGTATCTTCTAACGTAATGCTAACAGATAACTTTCTTACAAAAGGATCAGAGGGTAACTCTACTCCTGTATCCATATGCCAATCATAGAACTGTCCTTTACCATAAAAGGAAACTTGAGGAGTTTCAAAACAATTTACATTAAAGTTCCATCCTGCTTCTGCATTAGCCTTTTCTACGTACAACTGAAGGATGCTAGTTAGTTCAGGATTTTCTAACCATGCAATTTTATTATTCCTAACCTCCTCCATCTTGACATCATCACCTTCTTTAAAAACTTTAGCCTCTTCTTTATTTAACTCTCTCCCTATATTCACTAGTCCCTTGCACAGTTCAATAGGAAGTTCTTCTTTATAACAGCAATAGGTATGCATTATACTCCACAACTCCCACCATGTCCTGTGATATCACAAATATCATGTGTCTCAAGACCTTCTTCAAACTCTTCACCTAACTTATCAACAGCTTCCTTATAAGGTACAGATGTTAGTGGTTGTCCACCACGACATGAATCAGGGTATACAGTAAAGCCACGTAAGCGATGTGCGTAAGAGGCAAGAGTATTAGTAAAGTCCACAACAGTATCTTCATTGTTCAGCTTACTTCCCCATGATGGTAGATTAATAGTAGAGGAGATAGACATATCTACATAGTCTTGAACATCAGCTTGAAACTTCATACGTCTTTTGTAATCCCCCGCAAGATCAAGAGCAGACTCAATGTTATCTGGTTTAGTATCATAAAGATCAATTAACTCCTGTGCTGCACTATCTACTACATACTGGTAGTGCCATCGTGTACCACCTTTTAAATACCTACGCTTATAGGATACAGCAAAGATTGGTTCAACTCCTGTGCTTGTACCTGCAAGAATACCAATGCTTCCCGTAGGTGCAATGGCACGGTTAGCTACTGGTCTACTGATACCCATTTCATCAGCAGTCTTTTTAGAAGTATCATCAGTCACTCCTTTATAAACTCCTAACCATTGGTGTAGTTCATCAGTAACTTCATACTTAGAACCTCTCTTAATCAACCACTCATGCATACCCATTAGACCTAGACCAAGCCTACGATTCTTCTCTCGTACTTTATAGACTTTATCATAAGGTAGCTTTGCTTTAAGTGTACCACACATAAGAAACTTGGTAGCTAAGTGAACAATATCTTTAAACTCTTTTAGATTATCTACCCTTCCAAGGTTGACTGAACCTAAGTTACATACGTCCGAGTCATCCTGCGAAGTAACTTCCGTACACGCATTACGTAGCGTTTCATTTTCTTTATCAAAGAAGTTAAAAGAAAATCCTGGTTCGGCAGTACGTAAGGCTTGTCGTACATTCTGCTTAAAAGTAGTCCCAACATCTCCTGTCTCCCAATAGTTAAGCAACCACTCTGTATCATAGTTGACACTAATGTTAGTCATATCTAACGGAGCAGTAAAGTTAAAGTCTTGTTCCTTAACCTGACCAATATTAAATCCTGTATCTCCTACTGGCATATCATACCAGTTCTTACTTACAAGAAACTTACTTATATCTGGATGTTTCCAATTCATGCTGGCATAGATAGCTGACCTACGACTACCACCCTGCATAACCCTTCGTCCAACCTCATTAATCATTAGCATCTTAGGTATAGGACCAGAAGCAAGACCACCAGTACCTGACAGCACTCTACCTTCTTCGCGATATACAGAATAGTCTACACCAATACCACCGCCTGTCATCAGACACGACTCACTCTTCCACGATAAGTCTGCCCAATCTTCACGTGTATCTTCTTCTGCTTTCAAAAGATAACAGTTGTTAAAGAACTTGTTAGGTCTACCAGCATAGTACAAATACCTACCACCGGGAATAAATTTTAGATCAGTGATATATTCTTTAAGCTGATCTATCTCATCTTGCTTTAACTGAGGAGAACAAACATCTTCTACCAGTACAGATGCTAGACTTGCCCATGTCTCACAACCATGATGGGCATACTTATGTTTGAAGATATCCTCACTAAACTTAGAACGAAACATAGGGTTTTCATTAGAGCGGAAGGTGGGCATATACTAAACTCCTTTGTTAATATGGTCATGTACATGAAGCATGATTATGGCATAGTGGATAATCTTTAACAAGTCCTTTCTATTCTTACCTTCTTTGTTACCGTACCTCTTCCAGTATTTTAAGATGTTACCCATTACAAAACCTTCACCATGTCCACTATCTAGTATTACATCAGTGGCTTGGTACTTACCTTTTGCATAGTGTTCCTTGTATGTAGAGGTTACATACTCATGTACTTCATCTATATATTCTCCTTCATCAAATTTAAAATTAGGAAGTGCTGCATATAGTTGTGCAATCTCTGTGTCTCTATCCATCTTTTTACTCCTAGTCAAATGTGAGGACGGCATTAATTCTTTTCCTTACGTAGCTAATTTCTTTAGACTTGATTACCTTGTAAGCAAAGGTACGAACATAGTCAGGATCAACTCCTGCTATGTCGCATACAGTATAGAAATCTTCAGCGGTTACACCTACAGATGCAAAGAACCAAGCCTTTGCATTGTTTCTGGAGACGATAGACTCATGTGATTCTTTATTATGTTCAGGCTTAGTAGCATCTAGCATAGCCTGTAATAGTACACTAAGAAACAGTAGTTGTTGAGGTGGTGCCTTTTGATTTTCTACTAGCTTTTCTAACTCTACTAGAAGGTTTTCTTTTTTTATCATTTAACCAACTGTCAGGTAA